CATCTCTTCTTCGTCTTCTTCAGTGTCTGGATCAACTGGTAATGAATTGCTTGTACTATAAGCAGTACCGCCCTGATATCTAACACTGTCAGCACCGTATTCTTGTAGTCTAGCTGTAAGAGCTTGTTCCATCATAAGCAATTGTAAGTAAGCTGGGCTTTTCTCACTGCTATGAAACTTAGGTGTGCTTTTAGTTTCTTTGATTAACGATCTAACTTTAGTAAGCATAGTACGTGCATTACTTTCGTTTATTGAATGAACATCTACTTTAGAAGTAAAATAGTTGTTCATAACACGATTAATAAATTTAGATCCTGTTTTTTCTTGTATATCAGTTAACTTCATTGTCTATTTCCTTTTGTTGGAAGTATTTAGCCTTCTCGACTACTTCACTAATTTGTTCTTTAATAATTTTTGTTTCGTCAATATATAATTCAACTCTAGCTAACGCTGTAAATCTCTTGTCTTGGTCTTTTGAATTTGTTAAAGTGTTTCTTGCTACTGCAATATCAAACAATTTTGATTGTAGCTTTTGATCTAATCTTTGTAATAGTTGGGCATCTTGTAATTTTAAATGTTTTTCAAATATACAATAGCTCAAAGCGTTACGACTGTTTAAAAAACGTGCTACTTCTTTTTCTTTTCTGTATACTATAAATCCGTCTTGTGTGTTGCGTATTTGGAATTCACCAAAAACTTCGTATCTGTCCTGTCTTTTTACTATTATATTTTTTGAAATAGATGAAAGGCTTTGCTGGGCAAGTGCATGAAACTTTTCTAATGGTGTACTTGCCGCAGACATAGTTATACCGTTGTGAAAATGTATGGCACCATAAAGTGTATCACCATCCATCCTAACAATACAAGTAGAGAGCCAATTATAGTTACTCCCCATTTAATCAACTGTTTTTGTCGTGAGTCATTCATGACTGATATCATGTCTTTGATCTCATTAACAACTATCTCTAGTGAGCTAACTTTTTCTTCAACCGCGTCTAGTTTTTCTTCCAATGCGTCATACCTCTCCGCACATAACTCTACGTGAGCTTCTAGATTTTCTTTCTCAATTTTTGTAGCACTCATTTTATAAATTCCATCAATAGGATTTTATCACCTGAACTAGTGTGTATTTTAATGAGCCAATATGTGCCTAAGTTATGTGTTTGTTCTGTGATGCTTTGCATTTATTTATCACTATCGGTCATTTTGGTGGAGGAAGAATGTATTACAATTTTCACCTAAGGTGTTGATTGTGTTGGATATTTTAGCATTTTCGTCTAGTCCTGTAATGATAGGACAGTTATCAAAATCATCTAATAGGGCACCTAGTTGACCACTGGCATTATCAAACGTAGTATATTGCTCAGACTGAAACGCAAACATCCATACATTATATCTAAATCCTATATCTTGTAAGTAATTTTTACTAAATGGCATGTTACCTATATCTCTATCTGGAACCATGGTTGGCTGAATAACTATCGTAGGTTGATTACGCATACTAATCAACTGAATGAACGTTTCGTAGTTACGTTGTTGATTACGAAGTTTGATTTCGCTATTATTTTTTGGCTTTTTAGTAAAGCCAGTTTCGGTAATATCTGCTAATGTCCAACAAACTATCATTCTTTCATAAGTTCTACCAGTACTCTTAATTTGTCTAAAGATTCTTTAATCATTGGTGTTTTACTTAATTCTGTCCAATCCTGTTTATACATCCAGTCTCTATAATCTTTATATTCAGCGTCTAACTGTTTAACCAGTTCACGCTTGTGATGAGGATCGTTAGCTTTGCGTCTATATAAAGTTGAGCCGCCATCGGGAGATTCATATATCCATTTATCGTTAAACAATTCTTGTTGTTCCATACAGATATTTACGCCAATAAAAAACCCCACTTAAAAAAGTAGGGTTCTTTAAAATTTCTAAAGTTATACTAACTTATACAGCTACGTATAGATCTTTAAGTGTTACTGTTGCATTTGATAAGTCAACACCATCAACTGTACCTAATGCACGAATAGCCGTTTGTAATGTAGCCGCTACAAGATTGTCTCCGCCCATTCCTTCAACTGCAAATGTCTGCTCTGTGTTTGTGTTACCTAGAGGACCAACTGCAATAATTGTTGATGTGTCTTGAACTGATTTAATGACTGCCGCTTGTGCGCCTTCTGGACCTGTTGAAGCGTTAATTGCGTTAATGTAATCAATTGTAAAAAATTGTAAATTACCTGCTGTTTCGACACCAAGTGTTGTTGCTACTGGATGTACTCTTGTTACTACTGCCATAATATGTTTCTCCTAATAAGTGGGATCGTGTTGTCCCTACACTTATTTAGTCCAATTTGGTAAAATTATTAGGCTAGTTTGGCACTACTAACTTGTTGATATAACTGGTGTAAGTCTGAATTAATCTGTCTTCTTGACATTTGTATAAGTCGCTTGTACATCCATTTACGGTCTGATTCTGTTGCTTTTGTAGTATTTTGTACCATTCTTCGCATACGCATTTGATCACCGTCTAGTCCTGGAAACTTACGTTGTAGGATTAACATCAGTTGTGCGAAGTCATTGGAGTCTAGTTCGCCCTGTGCCATAGATCTAAACACACGTTTGATACGCAATTCTGGTATAGTTATTTTCCAATTGTTATATAATTTGTCAGCATACTTGTGCTGATCAATAATCATAACTAACATGTTATATAAATCCGGCATTGATGCTCTAAAGCCATTGAAGTTTAAATTAGTTACTATGTTTTGAGCATATTGTACAGCCTTAGGCTTATCTAAATCGTATAGTGATTTTAACATTAATAAGTGTGTAAACGTTTGTCTAGCTATTTCATCTACTGACTTACCAGTAAGCTGTCCTAACCTACGATACATTCTTGATTCTGTTATGTCTTTAATAAAGTCCATTATATATTCTTCGCAAAGTTTGATTTTGAAAAACGTAGTCTATCAACATATTTAAGTCCGCCGGCTACATAACCTTCATGTCCTGACTCGCCATCTATTGACGCAGTGATACCACTGCCTTGTTTATCTAATGCTCTAACTACCTGTGTTTTAATAACAGCGATAGCATTGAAGATTTTAAATATTAAGTCAACTACCTGTTTGTTTTCATTTACATATTGTTCTAATCGTTGTGCTTTAGGTTTTGAAACTTTTGTTACTGCCCAGCTTAAAAAGCTATTGCCCATATTGTTAAAGTTACCTTCTCTTACTTTAAAGTTAGCATACTGTTTCATAAGTGCTGGTAGGTTTGATAACTGTTGTTGCTGTAATGTTGCTGGCATAAAGAAGTTATCAATAGCACGTTGATTCTGTTTTACTTTATTTGCTATTTGATCTAACTTAGCTTCTGGAACATCTAATTTAGGCGTGTCTTTCATTTTAGGACCTACAAACAATATAGGGCCTGTTGGTAACTTGTCTACTGCGTGAAAGGGTTGTCCACTATCTTCTGGACCAGTTTTATATGTGTGTACAGCAAGTGCGGCCTTACTGTTTGCTATCTGTTTTCCTAAGTCTGTGTCACTATTAACTGTGTATGTTACCGTGTTAGGAGTAAACTGATATGTGTCTCCTTGCTTTGTTGGCGTGCCTACATAAAGTACGTCAGCCATAAAGTAACCTTTCATACCCTTGGGAGTTTGAGCTTCTAATGCGTTCCACATTGACTTGTACATATTAATTAACTCAGTACGATCACCCCCACGCATCTTCATAATCTTTTCTAACTCTTCTGGTGATCTAGCTGACCCTGAATATGTTTTAGCTGTAAAGCCAGACTTATCTGTTAATACAAAATTACCGTTATCATCACGTCCAAATATAACAGCTGGCTTACCGTCCCACTTAATAGTAATGTCTTTTGTAGACTGTGGTAATGTTTTTAAGTTTTCAATAGATTGTAACGCCCCCTTAGAACCGCCATCAAATATTGCATCTTCAGGATGTTGTATACGAGCTGATTCAATAATTACTTTCATACCTTGATTAACAATGCGATCTCTTAACCTTGCCATAAAGTTTGCATTGTTTACGTCTTCAAGTACTAATCCTTCTTTTGCAAAATATTCTACGGCATCTGCTACTAGTTCCTCATAGTCGTTATTCTTTTTTGCTTGAGCATTAATTGATTCTACACTTGCTAGGTCTTTTCGTGTTCCACCTATTAGCATTTTTGCGATTTCATCAGGATCATTTGAAATAACTTTATTTGTTTCTCTTGATACTAGACCGTATTTGTATGACCATTTCATACCTCTTGCCTTAGCAATACTAGCTAATAGTATTGCACGGTGTACACCTTTAAATTCTGATTCACTACTTGCGTTAAACGCAAATTGTTGCCATTCTGGGTTACCAAACATAAAGTCAGTTTGTACATATCCGTTTGCTGGATCTCCGTTGATTGGTGTTTTGTAATGTACTGAGTCTCCTGACTTGGCCAAATCTTTTGGATCAGTACCTTTTGCGATCAGTTGTTGATATAGTTTATCTTTTGTGTGCTTACTTGCGTCTACCGCAAGATCTAAGTCACCTGATGTAGCTTTTCTACCGGTGGATCCTAACATATTATCAAGTAAAGGAAGTCCGGTTAGTCTTTCTAAATACTTAACAGTAGGCTTAACGTCAGCAAGATTGATACGTTTGGTTAACGCTGTACCTTTCTCATCTTTGAATACGTTACCACCCTCAAGTATTATCATACCTTTATGTCGCCTTTAGCAACTTCATCTCTAATTCTATCGTATATTTGTCGTTGTTGTGGGTCTGAAAGATTTAATTCCATGTTGCCAGCTGTGGCAATGTTGTTAGTAACTTTAAACGGAGCAGTGTTATTACCAGCAGTCTGACCAGGCTGTGGATCACGTGATGGTTCTGATTCTGGATCCAACGCTAACTTACTTGCGTTAGTTAATATTGTTTGAAATGATTGAGTTGTTTGTTTTGGATCATTGGTGATCTTTTGAACTAGGTTAGCAACTAATCCTTGAAAATCTCCACTTGTACTTTTTAGTTGATACGATCCTAATAGATTGTTATCTATCCATTTAGTCAGCAGTTGTGTTTGTTGTTGCTTTGTTAGAGGATTGTAATCGTTAATTCTTTCTAGGCGTTGTTTTTCTTTGCCCCATGCTCTTGAAGCTACCTGAGACATATTAGATATTGCCTGAGAGTTTACACGAATGTCTCTACTTTGTGTATAACCTTGATATGCTTTTTTAGTTGCTCCAACAAGTTTATCTAAGAATTTTGGAGCTTCTGTGATTTCATTAATCTTCATCTTTACGTCTCACTGATCTATAAAACTTCTTAGCATCTCTGTGACGTAGTGCGTTAATAAATTTACGTTGTAAATCATCTGCCTGGTCACGATCATACGAGGCATCTATCTGTTCAAAAAGATTTATAGCACTTTGTATGATATTGCTGGCACGACTTTCAACAAGATGATTCTTATCTTTAATGATGTGTAAGTCATTGAGCTCGTCTAATATACTTCTAGTCTTTTTTTGCATGGTTAAATTCTCGTTAGTGATAGTATTTATCAGGAACCGCATACATCATTACATATCAGTAAGCGGCCTTGTTTAAAGTTTGACTTATTCCAGCTTTCCTCAACACTATCAAACCAAGTAATGCTTTCTTGTAATGAAGTTTCTAACGCATTGTTAGGTTTAATAATATCTCTCAACTGTTGATTAACTACTTCGTAGTACTGACCATGACCATATGTTCTAGGATAAAAGCCAGTATAACAACAAGGATATACTTCTCCTGTTGATGTTACATATATTGATTTACTTTTCTTTACTTCACAGGTTATGTTTTTGACCACAGGGTTAAGATCTTCTAATACTACCTCATCTGTCTTTTTAGATTGTAATAGTTGTTCAAAGTTAATCTTTTTAGGTTTGCCTAACACGTTAACCACCTTGCCTTTCTTGTCAACAGCAACTCCAGTGTCTCTACCTTGATCTGTTAAGATGAAGTCACTAAATCCAAGTTGCTTGCTCAGTTCTTGGCAAGCTTCGATTTGATGTTGATTATGATCAAATGGAATCATCTTCCAGGTAGCTTGACCACCTGCTTCAATAAAAGTTTTAGCATTTTTTAATACTGTTTCATACACTGTGTCTTGCCTATATATAGAATGTGTATCAGCTAACCCGTCTAATGCAAATAGCACGTGAACATCTAGCTCAGCTAACCGTTGCCAAAACTGTTTAGGACGTGCACCGCCATTGGTACTTACATCTATTTTAATATTAGGACTGTGTGTTTTAAAGTATTCAATGATGTCTGGAGTTTCTGTATTCATAACACAGTCCCCGAAGTTACCATTGATCATTATTCCTGTTAACTGTTTTATAAACGTAGGTTGGAATATATGTTTGACATCTTGAAGTGTGAGGTTTCTTTCTATGTATCCATCATTGTAGGGATAGCCGTGGAAGTTACGAGGGCATAGTGGACAACGAGCATTACATAGACTAGATATTTCTAGGTGGATATGTTTTATGTCATGATACGGAATCATTCGTATAGTGCATAGACACTTAGCCTACCCTCATGTGGAATTTGTTTAGGAACACCGTGCAACATGTCGGGGTTGTTATACATTATGTATCCACGATTACGTCCGTAACTGACCAATCTATCTCCAATCTGTGTTCCTGGGCTGTTTCTATTATCAAGATATATCTGAACTGCTACTTTTACTCTGTCATTGTCTAAATGTTGTGCCATCCAAAAGTTCTCTTCGTCCTTCCACAATGTGACACCCATAAAATTTAAATGACTAAACATAGAAAGTGATTGAAAGTGGTTGTGAACTGTTTCTACAGGACTGTCTAGTAAATAAGATATTTTACGCCTAGGTAAATTTTCTTGCATTTCTTGAAGTTCCCACGGAATATCAGGTTGTTGACTAAACTCAACTAGTTCATCTACTAACTCTTCAGGCAAAAAATTTACAACTTCGATAAACATTACTTCTGTTTGATTTGTGTGAGCATACTTTTTAATTTACTACTTTGTACGTCAGCTTGTATCTTTGGATCTTCTTTGTCAGTTGTATTGTCTACAACATTTACAGTGCTTGTAGTAGATTTAACTGAGTCCATAATCTTACTACCACTTGGACTTTCTCTACCGTAATCACTTTGTCCTTCTTCACCTACATCAGTGATTCTCAATGTTTCTATGTTAAACTCTAAGTCTACTTTCTGTCCAACACCCGAACTTGACCTTGTCTTCATTAACTGTATTTGATATCTACCACGTTCACGCATTGCTCTTGATGTAAATATACCAAACACATTATCAGCAGTATTAATTTTACTCAATCCACCTGCGATGTGACTG